GAACTTGAAAAACTCCTCAAATCACCTGGATGGAAGATTTTGCAGGAGCAAATGGAAACCGCGATACTACAGGCAGCCTATCAAATGGTTGACCAGCGCGGGATGGCCCTTGAGGAAATTCATTTCCGTCGTGGGTCAATGTGGGCGGCGAGACGTTTTCTCGACCTCCCGACACAGATCAAAGCGATCCTAGAAAACGAGCTGCTGATGGACGCAGCGCTCAAAGCCGAAGCGGACGCCTCCGCTGCGGCCTCAAAGACTGACGACTTGTAACGGCGCTACGGCCCCACAAACGCCCGCTACGGCTGGCAAGGAGAAATGAACATGGCAACTCAAAACCCAGAGATGGATCAAGCTCTCATCCAACAGGTATCTTCGCAACAGCTCGGCGTTGCGCCGCAAGCTGCACCGCAAGCTGCGCCCGATCCTCGCGCAGACCCAAAAGCGGACAACCCGCCAACGAACACTGAGTCAGCGACCGCAAAAATCAGCCCTCAGACTGAAGGCGACAAGGCTCGCGAAGACGCATTCATCGAAGTTGACTTCGGAAATGGCCGCAAAGAGGTTATGTCGTCTTCTCAAATCGCTGGCCTCACCACGCGATACAAAGACCTCAACCACAAGAACGCGACACGCTACAAGCCCCTTGAGCCTGCCATTGGCCTCATGGAGCAGATCATGGAACAGGCTCGCGCCAGCGGGCAGGAAGTCTCTGGCGATGAGTTGGCTGGCTTTATCCAGGCCGCTATTCAGGGCTACACGTCCAAGCCCCAAATGGGTGGGCAGCGCGACGCCACCCCAGACACCCCAGCGGGTTACGACGAGATTGACGGTCAGTTTGAAAAAGAGCTTGCACAATGGGAGCAGGAAAACGCCGTAAGCGTGCCGCCCATGTATCGCAATGCCGCAAAGATGATGAACCAGATGCAGGCTGAGAACCAGCAGATGAAGACGGTTGTCGCGCAGCTTCTCCAACAGGCTGGCCAAGTGAACCAAGAGTCACGCCAGCATGTTGAGAACGCGCAAATGTCCTCGGAGCAGGCGTATCGCCAGCAGGCCGCGAACAACCTCAACGCGGCTCAGGCTCAGCTTCAGCTACCAGACGACGCGGAGCAAGACTTCTTCGACTTCGCGTTTGGCCGTGGATACGCCGTTGAAGACTTCATCGACCGCGACCTGACCATGCGCGTCATGCAAGATTTCTCCAACAACCGAGCCACGCCAGAAATGGAGCGCCTTCGCGCACTCAACCAGCGCCGCCAAGCCTTCACTGGCTCTGTCAACGCGACCCCAGCCGCGTCTGGAACCCCGCAAAAGCTCAGCAACGACGAAGCCTTCATGAACCAATTGGCTGACAAGGCGATGGCAAAACGCGGTATGCGTTGAGGACGACGCCGCCATTTTGGCGTGTAAAATATAAACCAGTCAGGCCACTCCCGCCATGACTGCCCACCTTTGGCGCACACCAATCCTCCCTGGTGTGCGCCATTTTTTATTGTGTGGACGACAGACGCCGCAAGCAGAGTGCAAACTGGCCCTCAAGGTGATGGCGCTACGGCCCCATGAAGTCACCCACGGCAACGAACAAGTCTTCTTAGGATGGAAAGCCAGAGGACAAGTGACTGCCCTCAACACGGACACCTAGCGCCAAAGGAGAAACATCATGGCTGCTATCACTGGTCTTCGTGGGACTGGTCAGTTTAACACTGACTTCCGCCCCACAAACTACCGCGAGCTTTTCACGCTGATGGAGCCTAACGGCACCGCACCGCTGCAAGCTCTCCTCTCGATGGCTTCGTCTGAATCCACCGATGACCCCAAGTTCAACCACTTCCGCGACGAACTTCCTGATCGTAAGCTGTCGGTAAACGGTGCTGTTGCATCGACTTCGACTGCTTCCATCGTGGTTGACGCCTCGGATGATGAAGGCTTTGTGGTCGCTGGTGCGATCCTTGTGAACGTAGAGACTGGCGAGATGATGCGGGCAACCGCTGACGCCAACCCTTCTACGCACACCCTGACTGTCGAGCGCAACATTGGTGGCACGTCGCACCAGATTGCTGACAACGCAAACCTCATCATTGCAGGTTTTGCATCGTCGGAAGGTGGCTCTTCGCCCACCGCGATCTCGTTCGATCCGACCACTGACTACAACTTCACCCAAATCTTCAAGACGTCGGTCTCCGTGAGCGGCACCTTGCAGAACACCTTCCTTCGCACTGGCGACAAAGAGCAAGAGCAGCTTACCAAAGCTCTCAAGCTGCACATGTCGGACATCGAGCGGGCGTTCTTCTTCGGTCGTCGTCACGAAGCCAATGCGGCTACCTCGGCTCCGACTCGCTACACTGGCGGTCTGACCTCGATGATCCCGAACGTCACCGACGGCGCAAGCTACGGTGCTTCGGCAAACGTCATCACCGAGAAAGAGTTCGACCGTCTGTTGATCGAAGACATCTTCGCTTACGGCTCTGCCGAGAAGGTGGCTTTCTGTGGCCCTCGCGTAATTTCCAACATGATGGAAATCGGCAAGAACCGCTGGCAGCCCACCCAGATCGACAACGCCTACGGCGTTTCGCTGTCGCGCTACACCACCTACGCAGGCGACCTGCTGGTGATGATGCACCCGATGTTCCGTCAGGTGCCTGGCATGGCAGAAGAGATGATCGTCCTCGATATGGCTGAGCTGAAGTATCGCCACATGCAAGGCCGCGATACTTCGCTGATCCGCAACATCGAAGCACCCGACTTCGACGGCGTGAAGCACATGTATCAGACTGAAGCTGGTCTCGAAATGACCCAAGCCAAAGTCCACCACCGCATCAAGGGCTGGTCGGCGGTCTCCTAAGAGGACGACCCACGACATCCCAAGAGCATAGACTGGGGCGGGAGCAATCCCGCCCCTTTCGTTTTCTGGAGACTAGACATGACGTCAACTGACCGTAACGCTGTAAGGCAAAAGGCGGTTCGATCCGTCAAGGCAGAGACTGCCGACGACGTGGCTGCCGCGACGCCGAAGCGCTCTGGCCACATCTTGTTCGTGTCGAGCGAAGAAGAGACCGTTCGCTTTGACATTATCGTGGTTGGAACGCGCATAAGCCCGTTCTGGGATGAAAAGCGCGAGCATCTGATCTGGTCTGTCCCCGTCGACCTTGTCGAGCGCTTCTCTGCTCATGAGTTTGTCGTCAAGGGACGCATCAAGAAAGAGAAGTAAGTCATGGCAACTCCCCCGCGCACATATGACCTCATCGAAGGTGAGCTTCCAGAGAACGACGACCCTCGTCACGTTGAGGCTGACGGCTCTTCAAGCGTGGGGGCCATTGACCTCAAGGCGACGGTCAACGCCAATGTGGCTCAAGAAGTCGACGCGTCTTGGCGCGACAACGAGCGTGCGCGAGAGCATCGCAACCGCTTCTCTTCAAACCAGCCCCACATTCGCGCACCATACTCCCCTCTGGAGACGCTGGTCCTTCAGTCGTTGCGCCGCTACGGGGACATGCACCCTGGCACGGTCGACGGCGAAGTCATGATGATGTTCATCGAATTTGCGAACCTCGTCATCGAAGACTTGCGGGGCCACCCATACTGGGACAACCCAGAGATAGACTACTACATTCACGCCTCCGAATGGCGTGCGATCCCAGACAACATCATCGTGTCTGGCTTGCTCTATCACTACTCTGTGCAGCAGCAATCCAACAAGATCGAAGCCTATGGCCCGATGTATTTCAAGATGATGAACCGCGTCCTTTACCAGCGCAAATACGGCTCTGGGAAAATAGAGATGTCCCCGTTTGACAAGTCTCAGCTTCCATCTGGGTCGCAGCCATATGACGCGCGGAGAACATAATGTCGACGACACAAGCTCCATCTGGCGTAAAAATCAAGGTTTACCCATACGAGGATTTTCAGGGCATCGACGCTTCGCGTGATGTCGGCGCACTCGACACTGGCCAAAAGCAACACATGGTCGAAATCCGCAATGGCTTTGCTGACTGGCGCGGCTCGCTGGTGCGCGACCCAGGCGCTGAGCCTCGGACTGAAGGCAATAAATACATCAAGCACCTCAACTTCTTTGGCCGCGACTTGGCCGTATGGGCGCAGATTGATGGCGGTGGGACCACCCTCAAGTCTGAGCGAGACCACATCCTGCCTGAAGTTTACCCAAAGTCAGCCGTCGTGACCTCTACGGTTTACAACAACAAGGTTATTTTCGCGTCGCGCGACTATCCCATGTATCAATACGATGGCTTCTCGTGGGAAGAAATCAAAGCGGGCAGCGACCCTCGGCCAGCCTTTGTGGCCTCAATCCAGCGCCGCCTCGCTACGGCAGGCGCACCTGGCCGCAGAACCATCATCGACTTCAGCCGAGTGGACAATGAAGGCGTCTTCACTGCGGACGAAGAGCCGACCGCCACGCAAGTCACGAAAGCCGCCGACATCGACGTCGCCAACATCATCGGCACAGCCGACGAGATCAAAGGTATTGGTGTTTTCGAGAACAGCCGTTTGGCCGTGTTCACAAACGACCAAACCCTAATTTACCTACTGCACCCTGACCTGACGCAGTGGCAAATCGACGACAAAGCCAACATCAAGGTTGGAACCATATCACACAACACTGTCGTGCAGGCTGGCGCTGACCTTCTGTTCTGTTCTCGCGACGGCATTTACTCGATCCGCCGCTCCGAGACGAATGGCATCACGATCTACAACATCCCCATGTCGAATAAGATCGACCTGACATACCGCGCAATGTTGCGGAATGTTTCTGACCACGAAAAGATCAGCGCATACTACGACCAGGACGAAGGACAATACCATGTCTTCTTCCCGCTCTCAGAGAAGATCACCAAGCGCCTGACGCTTTCAGTGTCTCCAGTCGCTGGCGGCGAGTCCAAGTGGTCGACTGGCGACTTTCTTAACGCAACTTGCGGCACCGCGCTTGGCGGCAAAACCCTCATCGGGACGCCTGGCGGCATCTGGGAGCGCAAGCGCATTGAGGACGAGACCAGCTTCAGCCCTGAGATGGTTATCAGCACCCCCATTCTATGGCAGGGCGCAATCAACGACACGAAAGAAAGCTACTCTTTCATCCTTCAAGCAACAGGCAAGGGCGAGCTTCAGGTCGAGGCGTTTGACGAGCGCGGTCGCTACCTCTCAGCGATGCAGTTCCTTATCGACCCAAGCGGGGCGGACGACAACTTCCCCGATGTTCCCCTACAAAGACAATACGAACGCAAGTTTGAGCATCGCTATCGTGGAGTGCAATTCCGCTTCACGACGCGAGGCAAAGGCTTGTTGAAAATCATCGGCTTTGCCGTGACCGTGAGGACATAAGATGGCCCGTCTGAGACAGCAGCATCCGCAGAACTATGTAAATTCGGGCAACATCCACACCGAATTTGAAAACTTGATCCGTTACACGAACGCCGCTGAGCTTGGGAACAAGACAGTTGGTGAGCTTTTGTCGATCCTGTTCAATGAGGAAGGCGTCTTCCGTGGCCCGATCCAGATGCGCGTTGACGCTCAGTCTGGCCTCCAGTTCCGCGTTGGCATGTATCAATCCGAGGCTGTCGGCTGGCAAGACCTGGTCGACATCGGTTCGCTGCGTGGCCCTTCTGGCTCCAATGCTGGCACGATTGAAGGCCCGTTCTTCTATAACCGCCAAGACGTGGTCATCACGACAGGCGTCGAGTCCATCGCGGTAACTTCTGGCGGCACGCTTTATGCCTCCGCGCCCACTGTGACCTTCAGCGCCCCGAACGACTCAGATGGCGTCAGACCGACTGCCGTCACAACGATCAACGCCAATGGCGAAGTCGACAGCGTCACCATCACATCTCAAGGCTCTGGCTACCTGTCCGCGCCAACTGTCACAATCTCGGCACCCGCAAACGCGCAAGGCACAATCGCCACTGGCACACCGACGATGGCTGCCGTTGGCGCAGCCGCAAACGTCTTGCCATATACGTTTGACGCGGACACAGACGACGTCGTGGTCTACAAGAACGGCCTCCTGCTGTCCGAGCTGACCTCTGTCGGAACGTCTGAATATGTCTCCAACCCAGCGGCAGATACGATCACAGTCGATGCGTCGGTCGCGGTTGCTCTTGGCGACAAGATCACCATCTACTCCGTGCGCTCTCAGTCGGTCACAAACTATCGACGCAACGACGTCGAGATCACTGCATCCACATCGACGGTGCCATTTGTCCACAGCGCGGAAGAGAAAATCCTCGTGTGGCGGAACGGTATCCTTCAAGAAGACGGTGGCAGCGCCGACTACCTGACGTCTCCAGCGGCCAACACCATCACCTTCTTGGACCAGGCTGGTCTGAGCAGCGGTGACAAAATCACCATCATCACCGTAGAGAACCAAGCCCTGAAGACAATCGGTGGCCTCATGTTTGAGGATGAATACACCGACGCTCAAGGCTTCATCCGCTACGCCAAGCTCTCCATCCAGGAAGATGAAATCCCTCAATCCAAGGTCGCCAACCTGGCTGGCTCTCTTGGCAACAAAGCAAACATTGTTGCACAATCCAACTCCCCAACCTCGCCGTTGACCAAAGACTTGTGGCTGGACATCTCTCGCGTCCCTGCCATTTTGAAGTTCTACGACGGCACGCAGTGGCTTGAAACATCGCCTGAGTCTTCCCTCCCGACATTCATCCAGTCCAACGCTGGGCAGTATGTGCGCGTGAACGGGACTGGCACCGCGCTTGAGTATGGCGACATCGACTTTTCGTCCCTTGTCCCTAAGACCTACATGGGTGCGGCAAACGGCGTGGCCACCCTCGATACGGCTGGCAAGCTGCCGATCAACCAGCTTCCCGAAACCTTCTCCACGACCACAATACCGTTCTTGTCGGTCTGGGAAGACAGCCAAGCTGTGATTGGGAACAAGACCTACTTTGTAAGTCGTATCTATAAGCAGACCATCCGCATTGACGGAATTTCCTTCAAGCTCAATGCGGGGACTTGCACGATCCAGCTTTCGGTAGATGGCGTGGCTGTCGGCCCGACGTATTCTGTCACTACGACTGCACAGCAATACGACCTGAACACCGTGATTGAGATCGTCGCGACTCAAACAAGCCGCCGCATCGAGATTGTCACGACCAACGCATCAGGCGCACAGACCCTAGAGGTCGGTCTCGCCGCAGCAACGGTGAACGTCTAATGCCTGGAACATATGACAGCATCCCCACACGTCAGAGCCTCGTCGAAATGAGACGCCACCAGTCAAATATGACTGGTGGTGACGACACGCTCGCCTACGCCCAGACTGGGGAGATTGTCATCCCAGTTGAAATCCAGAAAAAATACCCGACCATCGCAATGGCTGCGCTTTCAGCAATCAAAGACGCTGGCGGCAACCCAAGCCAGTATGTCGTGGGTTCCCAAGATGGCAACTACCATGACAAGACGGGGGCGCAGCAGTTCAACTGGCTATCTAATACAGTAGACTGGCTTGCCAACAATCGAGTTGGCCAAGCAGCCATCAGTGGCCTTGGGTCTGCCGCGATTGCCAAGCTGACTGGGGCTTCAGGCAAGCAAGCACTCGCCACGGGCCTCGGCTCTGGACTTGGCTACTATGCTGGCGACATGTTCGGGGACTACCTCTCCAATAATCAGGCGCAGAAGGCGCTGACCGCAGACCTCGAAGCGAACAAGATCAACCAGCAATCTTATGACACGCAGTTGGCCGCGCTCAAAAACCCTACGGCTTACAAGTCTTCTACGGTCGGGGAAGCGTTTGGCAATTTGGGCAGCGAAATGTTCGGCAACAAGATGGCGCTGACTGGCGCTGGTCTTGGCGGAACCGTTGGCTACGCGCTTGCCCCAACACCAAAAGTAAACATCCCCCAGTTTGACCCCAATGCGCCCAGCACGTTGACAAACATCCCGACTTCAACCGCGCCTGACGTGTTGAACACCATCGGTGCCAACGAGGCTGCGAATGTATCGGCTGTTGTCCCGCAAGACCTGCCAATCGCACCCACGACACCGCAGGGCATCAATTACCTATCGGCTGTCCGCAACCGCGACACTGGCCAGATGGAATACGTCAACGACACATCAAGCAGCCCGTTCAGCCGAGCGGTAAACGAAATGTCCAGCCGCCGTGGCGGGTTTGGAAGCCGAATGATTTTGTGAGGCGATACATGATACGACCGATCCGTTATGACGACATTCCACAGGTCGTATCTCTAGCCGCCTTGATGCACAAAGAAGGCGTTTACAGCCCCTACGACTTCAACAGCGTCAAGCTCTCAATGCACATTGAGCGCTATGTGGACAAGACAGGCTCGTGCGGGTTTGTTTACGAGAACAAAGGTTCAATCGACGGCGCGATCTTTGGCCACATGGACCAGCATTATTTTGGCGGTGACGACATCGCGGTCCAGAATGGCTACTTCGTCCGCAAGTCTGCTCGCGGCGGCATGGCTGCCATTAAGTTGCTCAAGTCTTTCGAGTCGTGGGCCGCGCAGTTCAACCCGAAGTGCATAGCGTTCTCAACGTCAAACAACGGCAAGGACGACCGCTGGCTGAAGTTTTGCGAAAGTCTTGGCTACGAACACGTTGGATATGTGTTCCATAAAAGGAGCTAATTCAAATGTGTGCTGAAGGAGGTTCTAACGGTGGCGGCAATGGGTCTGACAGTGAGTTCGGCTCCAACCCCAGCACGAGCAACGGCGGAACCGCTCCATCCAAAGGGTGGGGCCAAGACACAAACGGTGATGGCAAGGTTGGCTTTATGGAGAGCGTCGCTGACATGTTTGATGGCGGCGGCAAGGGCGCAAGCTCAAGCGGCTCCGTATCTTCAACCGTCTCCGACCGTTCCACACTAAGCTCAAGCGCACCAACCGTATCCAGCCGCCCTATCAGTCGGCCTGACAATCTTGTGGCAATGCACCAGGCGGAACAGGATCGGCAGGCTTTTATTGAAAACTCGCTGTCTGCGGCTGGCATTACTTCTTCTAATCGGTATGCAAACTACACAGTTACAGACCCGAAAACCAATGAAGTTTACTCGCCCCTAAGTGCCGCAGCGCAGTCTGCCATGAACAAAGCAGCTATGGAATATGGCGCAACTCCTGCTGGCGCAGCATACGCGGACAATAGGAACCAGATCAATTATCACATGGCAACGGATCGCCTGCCGACTGTCGACCAGACGCTGATTGACAATGCTACTGGCAAAAACACCAACCTGACAGCAGAGCAAATAGCGAAAGCCCAGGTTGACTTGGGGCGTGCGCTCGCAACATCAAAGGCACCTGGCTCTTCTTACGCTGACCCTATGGGAAACCTTATGGCCCCGAACATTGCTGGCAACGCGAACATGCTCGGCACCAACACAAAGGCCGATGAGTATGCAGCGAATTTAGCCAGCGGCTACAACAAAGCGACTGGCACACTCGGCGGCATTGGCGGTCGAGACTTGGAAATTGATGCTGCGGGGAATGTTGGTTTTAGCTCTGGCGGCAGCCGCGCAGTAAACGCTATTGGCTCTACGATTGCTGGCTTTGGCCTTGGCGCAATCAATCCCGCTCTGGGCGCGGTGGCAAGCGGCGTTCAGCTCAGCTCCACAACGCCTTACGACAACATGTATTCCCCAGCGACAACCACGCTGTCGTTCGATCCGTCCCGCGCGGCTGGGTCTCTGGTGATGAGTGGTGTCGCAAGCGCTGCTGTCCCAGCGATTGCGAAGGCGACCTACAACGGCTCAAACGCAAACATGGCTTTAGGGCTGGGCGTTGCTGGTGGTGTCGGCCTCGGAACCGTAGCGGGTAAACTGGCGGAGAATGCGGTCGGTAATATATCTAGCCCGATGACGCTCGGTAGCTTTGGCGGCTCCACTCCAGAGTCAAACGCCGTAGCTTTAGGCGCAAGTGCCGCGCAACCATCTGGCTTTAGCTCTCGTGCTGGCGCTGACGCTGGCAACGGCAACGGCAACGGCGGCCCTGGCGGTGTCAACGCCGCACCTGATGCCAGCGGCTCAGCCACATCTGGCCTCACCGCCGCCCCAACAATGAGGGCGTCCGTCCAGTCAACGACTGGCGCGGACGTTGGCGCGAACCTTACATCTCCAGGGTCAACGGACACATCGAGCTTCAACTCTTCTGCGTTCATCGAGCAGAACGCTGGCAACCTGACAGGGTCTTCAGTCCAGCCGACAGACTTGGCGGGGAACGTGGCCGCAAACTACGAACTTAACCCGCTGTTCTATCAGCCGCCTTCAGGTGTCAACTACTTGACTGCGGGACGACAGCGCACAGACGGCGGCGTAACTTGGGCAAAAGCAAACAGTCAAGACGCGTGGAAAAGCGCTCGAAGGGCTGGGTTTGGTGATCGCATTGTCGGCACCGTAATCGGATAAGGATAGAAACATGTGTTTTAGCGGCGGAAGTCGGGGTTCGGCCCCAGCAGCGAGACCAACACCAGCGCCCGCTCGTGCGGCAACGCCTGCCGCTGCGGCGCAAGCTACGCCTTCTTCTTTTGTCGGTGCGGACGGGGCTGTTGTCGGACAGCAACCAGCCCCTAGTGTGACGCAAAGTCAAAACGTGCGTCAAAGCGAGCAAAGACGCATTGCTTCGACAGCCTCGGAGCCACAAGCCGCGACCGCCACAGCGAAGGACACGAAGCAATTCTTCGACGCCACTCGCGGCGACGGCGGCGGGGAGTTCCGTGGCACCAGCCCCTTTAATGAAATCCCGAACGGCGACAAATTTTATAACCGTCGTGGTGGAGGGGCAGAAGTCCCTGGGGTTAGTGTCGTAGTCGAAAACCAGCCCAATGCCCCCGCAGTTGGCGGCGGCGCACCTGGCGTTGGAGAGCAAGGCTTTGGCCGTAGGGCGCTTGTCGGCGCGGACGCGACAATTGTGTCAGCCGCTGACCCGCAGTCTTATGTTTCAAACGACGCAAGCGCCCCAGCGGCTCAAGCGCCGAGCGACGTCGCGGCTGACCCCAACTATGTTGAGCCTGGCCCAAACACCGCTTACATTGTTGACCAGCAATACAACATGCCGATCTCGGCCCAAGGTATTCAGGGCTTCATTCAGAACGATCCGCGCGTCGCCGCCGCTCCAGGCGGCCCAATCTCGCGCAACCTGTCAGCAGCACGCACAGGTTACGGTCGTCGGTTCAACTGAGGAGCGTATCTCATGGCGTTTGGTGAAGCTCTTGCCACAGCAATCGGAAGTTTCTACGAGCCAGGGTCGCAGCAAGCCGCCCTGGCCAGTTCTATTGGTGGTTTAGCAGACGTCGGCATTGGTGCGTTTCAATACATAAGCGCCAACAACCGTGCAAACGCGGCGGCTCAAGCGCAGCAGGCTCTGATAGATAACCAAGTCGCAATGGGCCAGGCTCAGTATGCCGACGAGAGAGCGATCCGCGAGCGCGTTCTTAGCCGCGTCTCTCAGCTAGACGGCGCTCTGAAGGCGACACTCAACAATTTAGGCGCACGCGCTGGCGTGAACCCTGGCGACATTGCTCAAAACTACGATCTGTTCCGCACTCAAATCATGGATGACTACAACAAGTCTCTCGACCGCATCTCGTCCCAAGGCTACGCAGACGCCATCCGACGTGGCATGGACTCATCTACTCAAATGACAGATGAGCGCCGAGCGCTTGCGGATGCGGCAGCGGCAAACATCCCGAAGCTCCAGCAGTCAGCATATGACGCCGCCATAGCGCGAAGCACTCAATATGCAGACGCTGTTAATTATGGTAGGACCGACACCCTAAAGGAGATGAGCGACGTCTATGGCTCGCCAATCCAATACGAAACCAACTTAATGCCAAACAATGGGCCTACCATTTCTGGCGCTGCCATCACAAACCAAGGCACAATGGCCAACAATTTGGCCTCTGCTGCGGCAGACTCGCAGACATATCTTGGCGATGCGGTTGGCCGCTTTACAGAAACTGTCGCGCCAAACTTCGGCTACGCTGTGAGCGGGCGCGGTTCGTTTGTCGATCCGTCTGCCAAGACTATTGCGGACCTTCAGGCAGAAAATGCGCGTCTTCGCGCTTCAGTGGCGGGGTAAGCCATGCTCGGTGCAAACTTTGTTAATGCTCGCAACTCTGAAGTAGATCGGCAGCGAAAACTTCGCAGCGAAAACCTTCAAGCCTACAACGCTTTTGTAGAAACGCAGAAGGCGTCTGGCGCTCGCGTGAACGCCGCAGACTTTGAAAAGTTCCGCAACAACCTTGCGACCAATCCTTACATGAACGCGTTCTTGCCGAGCGAGACTGCCGTTCAATCACAAGCTCGCCAAATCAACGTAGAGGTTGCACGCCGCGAAGCGGCTGCTGCCAACGCTGCAAGGGCGGCTAGTCTTGCTCGCGCAGAGGCCGAGTTTAAAGGATACACAGGATTGGTCACGACGCTCGCAAACGCTGGTGTCGACCTAACATCAGAGGCGGGTCAAACCCAACTGTCTCAAATGGCGCTAAGGCAGTTTGGCATCAAAGACACTTCTGCGTTTTCGCCCCTTCTTCCTGGCATGATTAACGCCAACACGAACACAAGCGCTACAAGTTTTGTGACCACGATGGCTGGCAATGGGATCACAACTCTGCAAGCCGCGCAGCCGTTCATCGCTAATCTTCCACCAGCCCAGCGAACCGCCGTCACAAACCTGTTCACTGCAAGAGACAACCAAAAAAACACCGACGACTCACAGGCCGCAGCAGCCATCTTGACTCAAAATTTCAACGCATACTCTACCGCTGGGGGCGGTGACACTGTGGCTGCGCTTGCAGCTTATAACGCCGCCGCTGCGGTTTCTGACCTCGGAAAAGACCCTGCCGTTGCAGCCGCGACAAAGGCCGCATTTGAAGCATTTATGAAGGGCAACACAACCGTCGCCGAGCGGCAAGCTATTGCGTTGTTTAACGGTGAAACACTCATAAGCAATCAAGCGGCTTTAGAGTTAAGCCGAGACCCGACCGCCCTTCGCGACACGGTTCGCGCTCAGCTTGTTGCGTCTGGCATCCCGATGCCGACAGACGAGCAGGTCGATCTGGCCGCCAATGCAGTCTCGGCTCGCGCTTCGCGACAAGCAAACGCGGTATCGGCTACTACGGTCGGCAACATTAAGACAAGCGTGGCAACTATTCTTCAGGGTCCAGACTCAGACCAATATGCTGCGCTTCGTGCAATCACAACACCAGCTCAAGCTGAAGACTTCATCGCTCAGTTTGGCCAAAACACCTCTCGTGTAACTGATGCCGAACTGGCTGACTTGGTCTCGTATATCCAAACCGCCGCTGGCCAAGCTCGCACAAACCGAGACACCAGCCGAGCAGAAGAATATCAAGCGGCTGCGCTCGTGGCACGCAACGACGTCAACACCAAAATTGGCGAGATTATCAGCAACAACAGCGCTGCCAATGTGCGTCTTCAAAATGTTCAGACAACTGACGAGGCCGCTGCCTTTGTCGCCACTCTTGGAGTTGACATAAGCACCATGAGTCCTGCCGAGACAGCGAGCCTTTATTCGAGTGTTTTGGGGATGGCATCCGTCTCGCGTAACGACGAAGTCGACCGCGACGCCGCACAGTGGACAGCGCTTGTGTTGGGCCATGACCTAAACGGAAACTCTGCCGAAGGGGTTCAAGCGTTCAAGAATGACATGGTAAGAGCTTTGGCGAACGGGGAAGCGGAAGTCCTTGGCGTCATGAACTCCCACCGTGAGTCTTTGGGTATGGACCCATACAGCAGCACCGCTGACCCTGAGTTCAAAGCTGATCTAGCGCGCGCTGACAATATGATGCGCGGCGCGGCAAAGGCAGAGACAGTTCGCGTCACTGCTGCTGTCGCTGCTGCGGCTAACGCCGCAGTATCCGCAAATACAGCAAACCAGTCGCGCGGCCTTGCCCAAGTCTTGATTGGCCAGGACACCAAAAGCGCTGTCTACAGACTGGTAGGTGGTGGAATCGACACAAACTACTATCTCGGCACAATGCAAGCGGGCGCAGTTGTCAATGCTGCATACAATTACTTAGAGACCCACCCAGACATTCGAGATGCTATCGAGAAGGGTGACGTAAACGCGCAATCGGTCGCAGCGGAGCAATTGGCTGCTGCGCTTGGTCTGCCGAGCAAGGCAAACGCTCTTGCATATGAGACGATAAACCAGGCTAGTCTTGTCGGCGGGGAAGAGTGGGCAGCCGTTACATACGGGACGTCAGCTATTAACTTTGTCGATGGCCAAGTTGGTGACATTAACGGCGGCATCGAGCAAGCCATCGCTGCAATCGAACTATTGCCGACAGACGCGGACCCAACCGAAATTGCTGCAATTCGCGACGACATTCTCGCTGCTGCCCCTGCAATGCTCGCGGCTGTTGAGCAAAACGTCCGAGAAGGTGGCTATCGCTACGTCTTGGACTACGCGCAGACAAACCCTGCTGCTTTGAATAGCATGTTCACGAATGCCGCAGCAAATGTCCAAGCCGCCATAGACCGCCTCAATGCCGCTACTCCAAAAGCTGTCTCGCGCGGCGTAAAAGACAATGGCGATGGGACTGTGACGCTTGCTCCAGGTAACGCGCAAGGCGCGGCACCAGGGACATATAAGTTCCAAACAAGCCCTGGCGGGTTGCCGCAGGCCGACCTAAACAGCCCAATCGCTTTGGCCCCAGCAAGCGTCGCCCCAGCAAGCGTCGGCCTAGCAGTTGATCCACTTGGACCTGCTTACCCAGAAGACCCAAATAACTCTGGGTTTACAAACGACATCAACGCCATGTTAGGCGTGACGAAACTGAGCGCTGCGAAAACTGAACTTCTTCAGCTTAATTCCAGAATCTCAACTGGCTACACAGACCTTCCAAGCGGAAGCCCATTAGCAAGAGCATGGGGTTACTTTACGGGGACTGAAGAAGAAAGACTTCAGCGTGCCGAAGTAAACGAACTGCGTTACTTCATGCAAACCCGTGAGGCAGCCGAGTTCTTGGCAACATACCCAGGCACGCGAGATTTGCTATACCGCGATCCTTTGGCTTGGCAGCGTCTTGCGAAGACTGGCCGCGCGGCTCCGCCGCGTGTAGCAGCAAACGTAAGCCCCCAGTAAGGACGACTAGCAGACCCCACGTTCGGTATCCTCCACTCGATAACTTCGGAAACTGGAGAACCGAACGTGGAAAGCATTCGTGACGCACGCAAAAAATTTCAATCATCTTTGTCCGCTATTTCTAGCCCAGCAGCTTCAAGCGCTGACCCCTTGGGATGGGCAAGGAATGTAAATGACGCGGAAGCAGCGAGATCAGCTCTTAACAGCTCAGAAGCATTCAGCGACATCTCTGAATACTATCGAGAGCGAGACGGCAAAACCTTCGCCAATCATGATGAAGCTGTTGACTACTTTATGTCAGACCGCCGCTGGCGCAACAACAACTCGATCAGTCTTGCTCGTGACCTTTACGACGTAAACACGCAAAGCGACATGCAGGGCCAGCGTCTGGCGCGTCTCCAGACTGTCTTCGAGCAGCTTCCTAATTTTTACGAAGAAGGTGGCTCTGGGCTAAGCGGGCTTGCAGAAAACGTGGTCGCGAATGTTTTGGACCCCTCAAGCCTAATTGGCTTTGGCTCTGGTGGCGCGGCTGCCAAGGCGGCGGTAGCCGCCGCACGCGCTGGCGCAGCCCGACTGGGTCGCGGAGAGGCAACGCGCATCGGTGTTACGGCTGCTGTCAAGGCTGGTGCGCGAGACGAAGCGCTTGCGTCAGGGATTACAGAAGCAGGGTTCGACTACGGCATTCAAAACCGCAATGTAGCCCTCGGCACACAA